GACCCGCGTAAATTTTTATTTAGTGGTGTCACCCTAAAAGTTACAGAGTTAGTTTCAGAAGAAAGTCCTCTGTTTATACCATTTACTGTAAACCTAATCTTTCCATCATCGTCAACTCCTGTAGCCGGAACTTTTACAGTGTTAAAAGAGGTCAAGTCAGTACCGCCATCATCTGTTCCTACAGCATCTACACTATCAAGTTTATATGAAATTTCATAATCTGTTACTTCTTGAGAGTTAATATGATCAAATAAAACAGTTACTCGAACAGCTACACCAGAATTTTGTTCCCTGTATAAAGACTCTCGAACATCTAAATTATTTACTTTTTGGATAGGTAACGGACTAATAGTTATATTTTTTTCAACAAAAGGACTTGTTCTTTTAAATGGATTAATATTTCTAGCCTTAACTGATACACGTCCTTGAGGTAAGTTTTTAATAGTAAGATCCTCATTTAAAAACACTCTATCATAGTCAGCATTAACTTGTAAATCATATACACCAGAGTTAGCTAATTTAAATGTTCCAGGATAAACTGTCTCATCATAGTCAAATGTACATGTATTTGCTAATACATTGTTAATAGTACCAACAGGATTAGGAGAGACATTAACAAACGCAATAGAAGATAGATTACTTGTTGGCGAATCTGCAAATTGAATTCTGTATATTGAGTTAGTAGTCAGCTGAACATTATATGTAGCTGATGTGGTATCGTAGCTAGTATTAACTACTGAAAATACATTCCCAGCTCCTGCTTGTAAGTTATCACCTACCTCAATAGCAGGAACTGTATAATGATCAAGTTCTACTCTATATGTTATATCACTAGTTCCTACAGTATATTGTACATTATCTTTAAACGTAGAATTTTTATTTAAACTGAATTGTCCTGTCGATTGTTCAACACCATCAATATATAGCCTTACTTCACCAATATTACGTACTCTAACTGGTAAATCAATATATTCTGACTCACCAGCATTAACTGTTAAATTGCCTTGTAAAGAAATTTGCCTCATAGAGCCGCTTACGTAAAATGAGTTATTTGCATAAAAACGAGAATCTAATAATTGATTAAGAGTAACATAAAAAGGTGCGGCTGGTAATACGTCAATTAGATTTAAAGCACCTGTTAGAGTATTCTCAATATCAATTGTATCACCTGATTTATTGTATGTAACTATGTTAGCAGAAACTGCGACTAAATCATTAGCATAAGCTACAAAATCTCTTGAGCTATTTACAGATGTTTTTTCTTTTAAAGGTACAGTGATTCTATCATCACCTTTAAGTCCTAAAAAGGATCCGTCATTAACTTCTAGCACATGTTTAGCAAAATTCTCATCATGAATAACATTTAGGCCTTCCACAACTAATCTTACATTACTAGTACCATCTCCATTATCTATTTCTGAATAAGCATTACATAAAAGTTTAATTTCACCAGCAAAACTAGAAAAGCCATTTTTACCAGTAATTGTTGAAGTGATTGCTCCGTTACTTATTGCGCTTGTATTATCAACTGTTAATGAAAGAACACTAGAAGAAGAATTATTGATCAGAGTACTTGCGACTGGAAGGGAAACAAAATATTCTGTTGAAAATCCTTGCTGATAGCCGAGTCGATCAGTTTGATTATCTATAACAGCATCGAATACAATAGTTCCATCTAAATTACGTCTTAATTGTTTTTGTAGAGTAAAGTTTGGAGCTGGTGGAGGAGAAAAAGAACTTTCAATATCAGTATACGCAGTTGGAGTATAATCAATGAATGAATCAGAATCTACATACACATTAGAAACATATTCTTTTGCGATAATATTTACTTCTTCATCAGCAGTTTCTCTTTCAATTTCTGCAACAGTAAATAGTTTGCCAGCTTTATTAGTATAAAAGTTTCCAGGATTTTCCCATTCACCAATAGTCCACAAATCACCTTTTGTTGGAGCATTATTAGAAGTAAAAGTACTATATGAATCAACAGTTTTAGTTATTGGGTTATATCTACCTGTAATAGTAACATTTGCTATATCAAAACCTGTACTAACATTATCTGTAGAAGTAAGAGTAAAAGTTGAATTACTTAAAATATAGAGATCTACACGATCAGAGTCAGTTTTAATAACTCGCAACGCAATTGGATAAGTATTTGCAGTAAACGTTGTGTTAGAGAGAGTTGGTTCAGTAAAATGCTCTAAATATACATGAGACTTACCAGAATCAGTAGAAGAATTTTGAGTTACCTTACCTCCAAACCCATAATTAATTCCTGTCATGTTTTGAGAAATCGAAATTACATCACCTGGTGCTAGATTTAATGCATCAGTTGAGGTAGTAAAAGAAACAACTCGTCTTAAGTAGCGAGAAGCTGCTATCTGATATTGAGCAAAACGGAGTGCCTGGCTTCTACGAGTTACACCAGCTAAATCGAGAGATTCAATATTTTCAATTGTGCTTCTATCTGAACCATCGTTCACATCAACAGTGTCAATACGAGCAACTTCTCTTTTATAGTGATTTGTTGGCTCGATATAACTAATATCAACGCCAGTAATAATATCGCTCTCTCTACCACCACTAATTTGAAATGATCCTGCTTTTATATTAGTTTCATTAAATAGCATTGTTGGAAGTTGATCAGGTTGATCAACAGCAAGAGATATTTTACCAAAACTGTGGATTAAAGTTCCTCTAAACGAAGCAGCAATAGAATTTAAAACTTCAAGTGTCTGTTTTTGATCAGATATGAGAATATCACATATAAATCTGCGCTCTTTAATTGCTGTACCAACAGGAATACCTTGTAAAGTTTTTCTTACACCAGTGAATGTGCCTCTAGGTTTATGTGTAAAAGAACCGTCAGATTGACCATCAACACCAATAAACTCACCAGTAATAGCGTCACAAGCATCACAATACTGGGCAACTTGATAAAACTTATACTTATCTATATTATCTTCTGGAATTCCTAGTCCATAAGTTGAATTAGTTAAGATGTCATAAATAATCCAAACTGGATTTTGTGTCCAAGAATAAACAAAAGTTCCATCCCAAGTTCCTACATAAATTTGTGGGTTTGCATCAGTTAACTTTGTAGCAGTGCCAGACTTTTGAAGGCTATATCCGTTAGTAGTATAACCATAACTTCCTGTTTCAGAAAGTTCAAGCTCACGCCAGTCAATTTGTCCATCAGTTAGAATGGGTTGGTTATAATTTGAAGGTACTTTTACAAGCAGTCCTTTAACTAGTGAACTCATTGTTGGGATTGATCCTACATGTTCATTAATTGCTTTTAATGCATATCCTACAAGAGCAGTTCTAGGAAATGTTTGTGGAGTGTTTTCAATCTCATACCAACCTACTGCCTGAATATTAGAAGTAACACGAGAATCAGAAGACTCGTCAGAGGTTTTTTCAATAGTGAATCTATATCCGTTTTCTGATTTCGATGCTTCAGGTATTTCAAACGTGACGAGTCGTTTGTAAGGAGTACTTGTTTTACCATTTATTGTAACTGTGAGTGGGTCGCCAATTTGTGTTGATCCTGTGCTGTCAAAAAAGGTTACTTTTATTGTGAGAGAATGAGCTTTGATATTACCATTATTATCTTGTCTTTGAAGAGCGTTTACTACTAGAATAATAGATATTTCATCCCAAGCTCGCGCACTAGTTTCTTGAAGTAGAACTTTAGAAGCGGGAATTCCATCAACATTACCTTTTTTAAGGGTTACAGGAGACGAAAAAGTTTGAGGAGTAACAGTCTGCTGCCCAAATTTTCGTAATACAGATTGGGTTGTAGTGCCAGTTCGTGAGAGAGTTTTAAATACATCAGTATTTTCCGAACCATCACCGTCTAACTTAACTAAATCATCAATAGAATTTTCAGTAATTTCAATATCTTGAGGACCATTAGGGTTAACTCTATAAACAGGTCCTTCACCTAATGCTGTTAATAGAAATAAGATATCTGTTGAAAAAAGTGTATTCGGATCTTCAGAGTAACCACCGCCTCCACCTTTACCGCCTCCAAGACCGCCTTTAATTTGAGGAACTTTTTGATTATTATAAGTTGTAAAATAACGTCTCATGTTGCAAATCTCGATTCAACGGTAATGTTATCATCACGTCCATGATCTACTGTATCTAGGTAGCCACTAATAAGCTGTCCTGGAACACGGTGCATACCATAGATAAGCGGAATAGGAGTACTACTTGATATCGTATTTTGAAGACCTCCGAACATATCATTTGATCTCACATTTTGATCAGTTTGTTTAATGTCTTGGCGTTGTGTAAAAAGCATAGTGACAAGAGCAAGACCTGCGTT